TGCGTGACATTGTTAGAAACTATGAAGCCCTAACTTATTTACATAAGTTAGAGATATTGGAAGCCGGAACGATTACCACATTGTGGGAATCAACACCGGGTGCCACTGGAGGTGTATACCACCAGCATAGTGAAAGATCAGACATCATCCAATCGGATAAGTCTGCGCCTACCTCGTATCATGCTGAGTATTATGGTGCCAAACCAGGCACGTTTAACAAAGCAGAACCGTGGAAAACAAGACTTGACTGGAGCAATCCGCCTACTTATCAGCGTCACGAAAGATATGTGAACACTGGTCAGTATGGTTTCGGCTCTAGTCTGTCTGGCCACGCTGCTGGCATGAACATCAATCTTAACGACCATTGGACGTTGAGATCTGCTCGTGCTAGCGTGTTATCCTCTTTAGTTGCGTCCGACGTAAATGTCGGACAATTCTTAGGAGAATTGAACCAAAATGTCAGGATGATGCTCAATGCGAGCATCGCCGTCTTGAGAGCATATCGCTCTGCAAGAAATGGCAATTGGAACTTAGTGGCTAAACATTTGGGACTTCCGGGTAATCATACTCCGGATATACTCCCAAAGTCTATTGCTGATGGATGGTTTGCGTACTCGTTTGGGTGGAAACCCATGATCGAGGACATTTATAACATGAAATCAGCAATCGACGCGCAACTCAATCGCCCGGATATCAATAAGATAACCAGGAGTGTAACAACCTCTGAAGCTATTGATGACAGTCTCGCCCCGTTAAAGGGAGAAATTGAAATCATTGCGAAAGTGGGTGTACAATATAGAGTGAAAAGTCCGACCCTAGCAGGCTTGAACGCCTTGGGTCTAATTAATCCTCTATCGATTGCATGGGAAATTCTTCCCATGAGTTTCGTTGTCGACTGGTTTGCACCAATCGGCTCATACCTGAAGCAAATGTCTGCCCCTCTTGGGCTTTCATTTGAACACGGATACGAAACTAAAGTTGTAAAAGTAAACGGGGAGATGTTCATTGACTATTTCTCAGGAGATGAGGAATTATCAGCGACTACTCCCGCAACTGTTAAATCAATGTGGTTTACAAGAACGAAGATCGGAACTTTTCCGGGACCTGAACTTGTAATCAATACAGATATTAACAGTCAACAGGTGGCAACTTTCTTTGGACTTCTGTCTCAAAGAATTTGATCTCAATAATGAGAGCTACCTCTTACTAGAAAGACAATCAATGTCTCAACTAGAATCCATCGTCCTTTTGGACGCAGAAACAACACCGGTGGCACATACTTTTGTACCACAAGCCATCAAAGATGGTGTCGCAGCTCTTAAAGAGAGCGACGGTGTTCCTTTGGGTGACAATTATGTTACCCTCTCGATAAAAGATACTCCTGCCTATTATAAGGTAAGAGCGCTTTTATCTGTTCCGCAAGTTGTCAATGAGACAATTAACGGGGTTACAGTGCCAAGTGTAGTTCGTACGGCTTACGCCAATATTGATCTACGCTTTGACAAGCAAAGCACAGTACAGGAACGACAGAACTTAGCCGCAATGGCTTCAGATCTGTTATCTGGAGGCAATAATCTTATTGCTTCTACGATCCATGACTTAGAAGGCATCTTTTAATTGGATATTCCAACTAAAAAGAACGTTTTTGCTGCGATTAAAATCGTAGTAAAATCGGTTTTCCCATTATTATTTCGTAATAAAGGAAAAGCCATCTTCGCCGGCGTAACAGTAACCATGGTCACTCTGTTAGAGTGGCTATATCCGATCATAAGCTAGATCGTCTGTTAGCCGGAATCACAATCATGTGATTTCAAATTTCCCTATGAATTATTATAAGGAGAGTACAATGTCATTTTATGAAAAAGACATGCTTCGCAACCGGAATCAGCGTAAAAATACGCGTACACCGGATTGCAACTTTATCCCCGTCGCTCAGGCTCGGGCCTACGAAGCAGAGTTAGATCAACTTGTTGATCATCTCTCTACTTCGGATGGTTTCAAAGGAGAATACTTAGGTATCCAGTACAAATCAAAATACTGTGATAACTCTGTAAACTCCCCGATTCACCGAAAACGAGCTACCATTGTTAAATGGCAAAAGACGGAGCTGACCAATTGCACTACAAATCAACGAATCCAACTTGGAGAAGTCGATTTTGGGTGGACAACTTCTGACCGCTTTCAAACGAAAGTTCGTCAGTTGATATCTACCGTGCTGGGACCTTTGGACTACCCTGGAATTCTATTCCAAGGATCAGGCCATACTAATGGCGCATCAACACGCGTTAATAGAAGTTCTATCGCTGCGATTGAAAAGCACACTGGTGAAGCACACGTAAGCTCTACGTGTCTTAAGCACTGGTTTAGCTATGCTTGCGGAAGCAAGTTGGCTGAACAAGTTAACCTTAAGATACAAGAGTCTAGTGTTTTATTCACTGTCCCTAAGTCTACTGATATTGATCGGGCTGCTTGTAAAGAGCCCGAGATCAACATGTTACTCCAACGATCTGTTGGTACCCATATCCGCCGGCGTCTTAGAAAGACTCCGGAAGGTATTAATCTTAATGATCAATCGATCAATAAAGATTTAGCCCGTTCTGCAGTGCAGAATGGTCTGGCTACCATCGATCTTTCAGCTGCTAGTGATAGTATTACAAGGCAACTTGTGATCGAATTACTTCCAACTGAATGGTGGTCATTACTCGACGATCTTCGCGTACATAGTACGCTTGTCGATGATGAGGTCCATGAGCTAGAAATGTTTAGTTCTATGGGCAACGGTTTTACTTTCGAACTTGAAAGTTTGATATTCTGGGCAATTGCCAAGGCTACCAAATACTTATCAGGTAAGAAAGGAAAACTATCAGTGTATGGCGATGATATTATCGTACCTAGTACGATCGCCCCACGTCTCGCAAGAATCTTCAGTTATTATGGCTTTCGGGTTAATCCCGATAAGTCCTTTTGGACTGGAGACTTCAGAGAGTCGTGTGGTGGACATTATCACCGTAATTTAGACGTCACTCCTTTCTTTCTTAAGGAGCCAATTCGTTATAAGACGGATATAATCCGAACTTTAAACCAATTGTTAGAGTGGAGCGGCCGCGGATGGGGATTCTTTACGAATCCTCTAGCTGCCGTTTTCCACCGCAAGTGGTCGAAGATTATTCCTCAATCTTTACACGGCGGACAAGATCCTATGGATCCGTCCGCTTTAGTCACGGGAACACCACCTCGAATGAGGTTAGTTCCTAAGATGAAGAAGATTAAGTACCCGCACCAGGAGGCTTTAGTTTGCTGGTTTACGAAAAGGGAGACAATGGGAATTATTCCATTATCTTTTGACGTACGTAAGCATGTGTATTTCGTAATGAAATCACAGTCTTACTGGACCGTGCGCACCTCGTGGACTCCATATGTAATATTGGAGTAACACAGTGTGACAGGACCTCGATAGTAAAGAGTCCTGCCCCCCAAGTGGGGTGGATCGTTGCCACCCCAATCAAATTATTGATTGGTTAACAACGTTTACGTAGTGCTGCTTGCTTAGCG